TTAAAGAAATCATACATAGCACCTGGATTTACAGCATTGTTTATTTCTTCACTATTCATTGGTTCTACTTGGAATATATTGATCACTGAATAATCACCTCCATTTCCTTCGGCAATATCTACTGAAAATACCCAGAAGTTTTCTTTAGCTCTGGCTGATTCTATATCGAATGTAGGATCCCACATTAAAAAGTCTTTGACATCAATAGATATGTAGTCAAATGCATCAAAGTCATGATAGACATACTTCTGCATACGCTTGCGCATTTTCTTAAGATCAATAGGATCTAATAATAAATTAGAAGATGAAACGAATTCATTTCCATATTGCCTATTAAATGCTTCTATACTTCCTAAGTTACCAAGTTCTCTTTGATACCATGCGTCATCTCTATCAGGGTGTTCCCACCAATCAATACGCATTGCTTTATACTCGTTATCACCACGATCTGCTGCGGCATATATTTGATAGAACTTATTAAATCCATTTGGTGTTGATGTAATCGTGATACGTGACACCTTAGACGCTGAAAGCGTAGGATATACGTTTTCATAGAACGCATCTACAATTGTTGGATGTATATGTGCAAACTCATCTAGATATAGATTATGAATAGTAAATCCAATACCTGCTTTAGATGTTGTTGCTTGTCCAACTAATCTACAACCATTATCACACTTAACATTCATGACATCATACTTGATGATCCCTGGTTTCATAAAGAATGGTACGTTTTCTACAACAACCTTAGCTTTATCAATAATTTCTTTTGTTGAATCTGATTTATTGGCAAGTAGTAGAGTATTCTTATCTGTATTAAAAATGAGGTACCATGCATTAAAAATAGATGCCGTAACTGTTTTACCCATTTGACGAGAAGCTAAAACTATATTAAATCTTTCTTCTTGAAAGTTTCTTAGCATCCGTTTCTGATATTCTCTAAGTTTTACTTGTTGAATACCATTATCTGTCATTACTACTGCATACCTCTCTGCGAAATAAACAATATCTGTTGCACATCGTGCTAGTTCAGTTACTTCATCATCTGTATATTCAAATACAATATTACCTTTACGTAGAAAGTTTTTACCTTCATAAAATGGCATGGCAACCTTAGGTCTAAAACCTTGATCCATCGCTATCATCAAATCATTTACTTGTTTAGTAGACCAAACAATTTTCTCTGATGCAACGTCCCCTTCTTCTTTGGGAATCCATTTATTATCTCCTACGTAATCGCTCATTATTCTTCTGTTGCTTCAATATCTTCAATATCTTCTAGTGCATCTTTTTTAATACCCGCTTGAATTGCAGCCATTAAATCCTTTGTACCTCTTTGAAGATTTTTATTTTCTGTACTTCCGCCAGAATCTTCTATTTCTCTAACATCATCTCTTTTCTTGTATATCTCAATATCTCTCGCAATTCTCTTTGTGGATTCTTCAGAAGCCATTAGGTACATTGTTTGTGATTTGATTATATCTAACATTGATTTCTGTAAAGTTGCAAGAACTTCAAACATCCTTGGTGCTAATTCACCATCATCAATTGTTTGTAAAAGTGTTGTTAATGCTCTTTCTCCGGCTTGTAGTTGATAGATCAATGATGACATTGTCATCTCATCCATTTGTTTCTTAGCCTGAATATATTCGTCTTTTTCTATTATATCTGCATCTAGATAAAACTTCATAAGAGCTGTTATAGTCTTGGCTGCCTTTTTCGTGGCACCTGATTTTAACTCTTCATAACTAACTCTTGGTACTATATCAGCACGAGGCTGTTTCATTGGAAGATCTACTGGATCAGTTTCAACGTCCAATACGTTAGTGTCTCCTATTAAGTCATCTAATTCTCTACGGATTTGATCCGCTTGTTCAGATATATTCTTTTTCTTTTCTTCGCTCATAAATTATTATTTATAGGTTATATATCAACCTATATTAGCTGCGTATTATCTAGATTGATTGTAACGTCTCAACTGAATAGAAGGAATTGCATTATCTATAACTGTTGCCATGTGATTATCTCTGACGATATATTGTTGCAATATGTTAAGCCTTTGTTCAGATTCAATAGGCTTGTTAAATAGTCTGACATTCGTCAATTTTACCTGACCTGGCATAAGAGACCATTGTTTATTAGTAGACCAACCATATGATGATATATCTTTTGTTTCGTCTAATACTTTAGTAATACTTTCTTGTGTAGTGTTTGCAGGTAGTAAATTATTACCAGCTTCTAATCTAAACACAGTCGATGATATCTTAGCATATTTATTATTTAAGTTGAATACTAATCCATACCAAGTTGCTGATGTAACTGGTGCATCATATGCGAATTGGTGTACATCTCCGTTCAATTGAACAGATATATTAGTTGTTGTAGTTGATATTTTTAATCCCTTATCTCCAAGTAAACCATCTATAAGAGTGGCTGATGGGTTAATAGTTGTTAAATTAGGTTTAAACCAAAGTGAAATTGCTAAATTATCATCTGTTGCTATTTTTGATTTTTTCTTATATACCAATGCTTCTATATTAACATCTTTAATACTACTTAGATCGTATGTGTTTTTACTAATAATAGTCCATTTGTTTCTAATCTCTGTGTCAAGTATTGATAAGCTGTTATGTACTCTGTCTCTAATACCATCACTAACTGTTGTAAATACTGTTTGATATTGTTCTGGTTTACTAACTTTATCATATTCTTGTTGTATTTCTTCTCCAAAAACCTCATCTAATCCAGTAACTAAATCATCTAATTCTTGTTCTACTACGGTATCTGTGTGGATAGAACTTGATCTTTCTTCGTACTTCTTCAGTAATAATCTCCAATACGTAGTAGATACATTAAATTCGTCTGCAAACGATACAGAGTTTACTTCATACATCCTGTTCATTAAAGGAAAATATAAGTAATCTCTCATTCTAGGATTTTTACTTACACCAAACGCACTTTCAAATTGAGTTTTAGTTACATGAACTTCAAAATCTTCAAAGCCCATTCCATATATGTCAAACCTAAAATCATTAGTAGGCATTTCATTATCTGGGACCATTATTTTAAACTCGCCACTTTCTTGTACATTATATAATGAATATTCCATTAATATAACATCTCTAGATCTTTGATCAGGTTCTACTCTAAAATATTTAACAGTATGTCCAAACATATTAGTCGATAAATCACTAATTTGTTTATATAGATTGGTTGGTTTATCTAATGCGTATGGATTAAATAAATTTTCATCACAACCGGTTACTATATTAGCACACCCATTCATTGCGTATGGATCTGTACAATCTGTACAATACTGTGGACATGATATAATTTGTCCAGTAACTGTTTCTATATTAAAAGTAAGACTTAATAAAGAAAGGGAATGTGCAGTAGAAAGTCTATTGACTCTAAAACTAACAGTAATCCAAACTGGCTTAAGTGGATCAAACACAAGACCTAAAAGATCACTAGCGTTTGTATTGTTATTTAACGTTTGATATTCTGACATTATTCCGCCATCACTATCTAATGATTCTTGTGACCATTTAAATTCATAATCAAAGAAGTTATTAGCGTCTGTTGATTTGTAAAATTTAAGACCTGTTCCTGTAAAAATAGGTGGAACTACTACTGCAAATGTATTGGCATCAATTATAGCACCTACTTCAAATTCTGTGTTACCTACAATAAAAGTATCGCCTGTTACGAAATTAAAATTAGTGCCTTGACCTACAACAGTGTAATCACCAGATGTCATTGATATTGTACCAATTGTATTAGGCGTTGTTACACCTACACTTATATTCCACGAGTTAATACCTGTAGTATTCTCATATGGAGTAATTAGTTTGGCGTAAAATGTATCACCTATTTGATTTGCTGTAAAGTTATTTACCATTGATGTGACGACCAGTAGTCTTGTTTTTTATTATATATCTGAATTCCTGTCAGTAATTAAGAGGATCTCTGGATCATCAGCTTCATATGCTTCTAATTTTTGAATTATAGTGTTTATAACGCCGAATGTTTCACTAGCTTGGTCATCGCTCATATACATGTCAAGTACTGTCATGAGTGTTTTTAATTTAAATACTTTATACACTTGATCACTAGTTATCAATTTACATCTTTCTAGGATACTGTTTGTTATATTTAATTCTCTAGTGTCAAATAAATCAAAAAGTCTTAAAGAACCTCTAATTGTTTTGATATTGTATTTGATTGTTTTTATTTGATCAATCTTTACAATTCTATTATAATTTAGGTTTTTGTTTTGAGTTACTTTGATCCATGCTAAATTAGGAGTATTCCTCAATATTTGCCATATGAAATATATTGAAGTTGCCTCTTTATGAATTGAAGTTTCATTGACAGATTGAAATCTATTAATGTCAGCTGCGAACCATTTATTAAGATATTGTTGTACTTTATCTACTGGCACCAAAAAAGAATCTGTTGTTAATTTTTTGGTGGTAATATCACGTTGAATTAAACCCCATAATTTAACATCTATTGAGTTGTACTTATATAGTGTGATATCGATTACTTCTGAAAAGTCGTCTTTATTTTCTGTATACATCTATTTGCTCTTCAATTTTTTTTAAATCATTAAATAAATCTACCTTAGCGAATTGTTTTAATTCATTGAATTCTCTTGTACCTATCTCATTTTTTGACAGATATAATTCAATTGCTGTTTCGCTAGGTGTATATTTATCAACCTGTTTTTTTGGCGCTTTTTTAGTTTTTGTGTAAAACCAACCAGGTACACCCTTAAATCTTCGTGCAACCATTGACCATGATTCTACAACATTACCGCCATTTATTCCATTTAAATTGAAAGCATTAGCATTAGTTGGATATTTAATAGCAAAGAAGCGATTGATCATAAAATGATGGCGTTTCTTTGTATGTATTTTTATATTGTTGTATAATTGTGGTTTCGTGAACATAATCTTCACAAAATCAAATAATTTAGTATCGTCTAGCATATGTATTATATGTTATTAAAGTATAATGTTTACTTAATCAGTGTGTTAAATGCCTGTTGTATTGCATCTACTCTTAAGATGCCCATTGACTCTATTTTATTTGCCAATTGTTCAACCTCTTTCTTTAAACCATAAGCATTAGCCTCTGCTAGTACTTCTTCTATTTCATTATAATCTTCAATTGTCATTAGAATAATTTTTTTGTTGCTTCTTTTATTGGCTCAGCAGTTTTTGTTTTTGTACCAACTAATTTCATAGGTTTATTTTTAACTTCTTTAGGAATATCCATACCTGCAAAAGCATCAACTCCAAATCCTACTTTATCTTTTAACCAATTAGTTCCTTCTAATATCTTTTCCATATCCATAAATTGATCGGTGTTTTCAAGTGCACCTTCCCAATCTTTATCAATAGCACTGTAAATAGCTTCTTGTATGGAATCTGGAATAGTTTTAATATGTAACAACATTAATCCTATGTTATTAGATAGGGATGCTTTAATTAGCGCCTGATTAGTGTGTCCTACTACTCTATATATAATATCTGTCAATGCAGTTCTGTGTTCATTATTGAATAAATACTCTATAGTAAAATTATCCAATTCTTTAACAAACTGATCATATATACTATCGGCCATTTTATCAGTGATAGAATATGTTCTAAGTTTACCACCTTTCATTTCTTTTTGCCAAGTAACTACAGAAGGTATATTATCTGATTTATCACCAGTTAATATTTTATTAAAAATAAATCTATCACAATCAACTTCTGTTATGTTTATTTTAAGATCTTTAACCCAATTCATTATATTGGATTGATAAGTATCTCTTGTCATATGTTCACCTCCCATATTAAATAGAAGATCATCATTACTCATAGAGTTTGCATCTGATTCTAACATGTCTCTTTCAAAACCTTCATATGCATATAGAGACTTCTTAGTGTTGTAATACCATAACGTATGTGCATCATTAGTTTTTGAATAATTCACTAGTTGTATAAGATCTCTATCACCGGACCATACAACACATGATTTACCTCTATTATTAAGTGCAGTTGACCATCCAAATATAACATCATCTGCTTCAGCACCTTGTATTTGATGTACCGTAACACCTTTTTCGGCTAGTATTTTTTGGAAATCTTCATAGACACTATATACATTTGTCCAGTTTACACTGCTGCTTTGTTTTCTAGTACCTTTATAATCTGATTCAGGATAAAGATCCTTTCTCCATGATTTAGAATCTACAGTTAATACTACGTCATCTACGAACATTTTCAACTTACGCATCTCTGATGCAAAGTCAATGGCTAATTTTCTCATAAACTGTGACTTTTGTTTATCATCACCCAACAGTTGACCTGTTTTAGGTTTTGGTAGAACAAATAGTCTACTGAATACAAAATAATTACCGTCTATCAATAATGTGTGTTTTCCCACTTTCATATGTATGTTTCTTTTATATAGCCTAATATACTAAAAATAATTGAGACTAAAAAATTATTTGTTAATTATTTTACGAATTAATTATACTTTGTATTTCATATACGCAACTCAGCATCGTAATTACTGGATCAATAACATGTACCCTTTGTGCTTGATGTTTAGCTACAGTTATAATAACTTGTGGTATATGTTTTATATATTGTGATTTCTCCTGTTGTAAATATTCAATGAATTCTGCACCTAATGTTTGTAATACATCATCTACTCTGTTTGCATAATTACCTACAAGTGTTTGATAATTTTTAGATGGATCTGTTTCATTAAAGATTAATTCAAATACATCTTTATATACTGAATTGAATTTCTTTACATCAGCTGCCGTGATGTTAGATGTTCCCTGTGTTTTATATCCTTGTAATTTGTTAAGTGTAGTTCTAAGATCTGGAAAGTTTCTTTTAACAAATTCAACCAATGCTGGTTTTTCAATGGTCATTCCTTCTTTACCACAAATCTCATAAACTCTTTTGATGTACTTCTTTGTTAGTTCTGTTTCTTCTGTCTTGTCAAAATCAAAATCAATAACTTCGAATCTTGAAAGAATTGGATCTGGTAACTTATTAATGTAATTACATGTAGCAATAAACCTTGAATTACTTGAGAATGTTTCCATCGTAGCACGTAATGCTTTAAAGAATTGATCTGATACACCATCAACCTCATCAAGTATAACTACTTTAAACATTCCAGGTGCATCCATAATAGAAACCGTAGAACAAAAATCTGTAATTCTAGTTCTAATCACGTCAACTGATGTGTCTGTTGAAGCATTGATATACAAATATGGTAATTTAAATTGATTAACAATTGCCTTTGCACATGAAGTTTTACCAGTTCCAGGTGATCCTGCGAATAACATGTTTTGTACTAAACCATCTTTAAACTTTGACATTACCCTTTCTGGTAATATAAGTTCCTCTAAGTTGGTTGGTCTGTATTTTTCTGTAAAAAGTTGATTTATCGATTTCATGTATATAATATGTTTAAATGTTATACGGTAAAGTTGCTAAAAGGTTTCATAGATAAATATATTAAATGGCACAATCATATTCACATATTAAGATCACCCGCACATCTGGACCTAATCCACGAAATAGGTACGGTATTATACTAGCGCCGTTGATGAAGTTCTTCAGGAAGTTCCTAATAGAGCACCGGCATATTAAAAGATGGTCCGATGATGATAGATTTGTTCAATGTGTTCTTAGAATGCAAAAACCACCTGTTAAGAGTGTCATATTAACAAAAAAGTATTGGGATCATAGTAATCAGAAACTAGTTGATTTAGCAACATTATATGATAACTGTAATACATTAGATTGGATATGTGCAATAAGCCTTAAACCAATTACTGCTAAATTTATGAATTTTGATCTAGAAAACTTTATACATCCAGAATATCGCGATGTATTAAAAGCTCCGATGATTGATAGTCGTATATTAAAATCTTCAATTGAGTTTCGTAAGAAATGTAAAAAACTTCTACTCGAAGAACGAGAGGATTTTCTTAAACTTGCAAAGAAAAATGCAAAAAGAAAGATAGATAAATAATTAAAAGAAAAATATAAAACAACATGATTCCTAAAATTATACACCAGATATGGGTAGGTAACGATCCAATACCTGATAGATGTAAATTCTTTATGTCCAAAGTAAAAGAAATGCACCCTGACTGGGAATATAAATTATGGACAAATAAAGAGGTCTTTGAAGAGCAATATATAAATGATAAATTTTTGCAAGATTGGAAAGATGATATTGGTGTACATTTTAAACCTGCACATGTTGCAGATAGAACTAGGCTTTTATTATTAAGAGATTTTGGAGGAGTTTATATTGACGCGGATGCTGAACCTATTAAATCATTTAATCACGTATTAAATGAATTACACGATAAAACTTCTTTCTTTGGCGGAGTTAGGTATGTTGGTCAAGATGGCAATAATGGTGCATTAATAGATTGCACTGTAATGGGAGCTTCTAAAAATTCTAGAATGATTAACTCGTGTTTGTCTATTTATGAAAGTATAAATTGGGCATGGGGAGGAAGAGCATTATCTGAACAAATGTTTAAGAGTATTGGACCTGATACTTGTCTTTTTAATTATGAATATTTCTACGATAAGAAAAAAGGGCCAAACACAGTGGTTTTACATGATTCTGTAGAAAATAGACTATGGTCCTGGAAATAAAAAAGGGATAGCTTTCGCCATCCCTTAATAATTTAAAAAATTTAAATTACTTTATTACATCAATGCTTTAAATCTATCAGCGATAGACATACTTTCGTCTAATTTAATAGTTTTAGGTAATTCTATTTTTGCTTCTTCTACAAATTCTTCAGCGTTTTCTTCATCTTCTTTAGAAACATCTTCTACTGGATATTCTTCGTCGCCTACTTTAAAGGTCTTTTCACCCTTTGCAATTGCTTCTGCTCTTGCAGCTCCGAATTCATTTCCTTCTTCAACTTCTTCAGTCTCTTCAGTTACTACTGATTCTTCAGTCTCTTCAGTTACTACTGATTCTTCAGTCTCTTCAGTTACTACTGATTCTTCAGTCTCTTCAGTTACTACTGAT